ACGCCGCTCTGCTCTTATTTCTTTATCTGATTTAGGAGACCCTGAAATTCGAGATGCTAAGTCAGGTCAATGGTGGGAAACAGAAAAACAACGTGCTTTAGCAAATAACTCTGCTGTTTATGATAACAAACCTTCCATGTCTGTTTTTATGGATGAGTGGATTGCACTTATGAAATCTGGTTCTGGTGAACGTGGTATTTTTAATCGTGGTGGTGCTCAAGCTATGGCTCCTGAACGCCGTGATTCAGAACATCTTGTTGGAACAAACCCTTGTGCAGAAATTCAACTTCGCTCAAATCAACTATGCAACTTAACAGAAGTAGTTTGTCGTAAGGATGATGGGCCAGAAGAACTACGTAAGAAAGTTCGTCTTGCTGCTATTTTAGGCACATTACAAGCTTCTTTAACAGACTTTAAATATGTTCGTAAGATATGGCAAAAGAACTGTGAAGAAGAAGCTTTGTTAGGTGTATCTTTAACTGGTATTCAAGATTGTAGAATACTGCGCAATCCTCATCCTGTGTTATTAGAAGATCTAAAAGAACACGCTATTGCTACTAATATTGAATTTGCTGAACGTCTTGGAATTAGTCCTGCAGCGGCAGTAACAACAGTTAAACCATCAGGAACTGTATCACAACTTGTTGATAGTGCTAGTGGTATTCATGGTCGCTTTAGTCCTTATTATATTCGCAATGTAAGACAAGCTAATAACGATCCACTAACGCAGTTTTTAAAGGATCAAGGTGTACCTAATGAAGCAGATGTTATGAATCCTGCTAAAACTACTGTCTTTTCTTTTCCAATTGAATCACCAAAAGGTGCTGTAATTGCAGGAAAACAAACAGCTATTGAACAACTAGAAAACTGGTTAGTGTTTCAACAACACTGGTCAGAACATTCTGTGTCTGTTACTGTTTATGTTAAAGAACACGAATGGATGGAAGTAGGTGCTTGGGTTTATAAAAACTTTGATCATATTACAGGTATTAGTTTCTTACCTTATTCTGATCACACTTATCAACAAGCGCCTTATATGGACTGTGATGAAGTAGCTTATCATCGTGCGGTTAAGGCAATGCCTAAAGTAGACTTCTCTCGTCTTACAGAATACGAACAAGAAGATAATACAGAAGGTTCTCAAACATTAGCGTGTGTAGCAGGTGGTTGTGAAATTTAATGACTCGTAATCGGCGTAAAAAGGTCGGTAAAGTTGAATCCCCTTGTATACTTGTTTGTAAGATTAAAAACGGGTATTGCGAGGGGTGCAAACGAACACCTGAAGAAATTCGTGATTGGATTATAATGTCTGAATACGAACAACAAAAACTTAAGTATGAACTTATGTGGAGAAAAGAAAATAGGGGTAAAGTGTTACGGTAGCACATTGGATTCCAAATCCAAAAGACTGGGTTCAATTCCTAGTACCCCTGCCAATACCTGACGTTAAAGAACAATAGAGGTTAAAATGATAGTTCAAAGAAGGTCTATACTTACTCAAAAAGTAAACACAATGAACTTAAACGTTACAGAAGAACAGCTTATTAGACAAAAACAAGGAGAGATTGTTCAAGATGTTTTTCCAGAGCTTTCAGCTGATGAAAGAGAATTTTTAATTTCAGGTATTACCCCTGAAGAATGGTCTACACATATAGAAAGTAGTAATTTATGAAATATCAAAAGAAAAATCCTAAGAAAACTTCTCAGGGTAAAGGCAATGTAAAGTTGTCTTCTATGAATAAACATAAGAAACGTAACAAAGGATTGTATAATGGCGGAAAAACTGGGTAAAATAATTGGTACTATACTGGGTTATGCTACCGCAGCTACTATTACTGTTTATATTGGTTTGTCTATACTTAATTGGCTTGGCATTACGCCATGACCAAGATTATAGATTTTAAAAGTGTAAAAGAAGCTAAACAATTCAAAAAGTTACAAAAAGAGGCTAAATCATTTCATGACTTAGTTCTCGACTATTGTGACGAAATTTTTCCTGAAGGTGTCGTTTTAATTGCGATGGTAAACGGTGAACTAGAAATTTCTTCAACAATAGAAGATGAAGAAATTATTTTTGCTGCTACCTATGCTGCAGCTAAAACTATTAAAAATAAACTCGATGGAGAATAAAAATGTATGCTGCTATACTAATAGCTTGTATAAACGAAATATGTACAGTTCAAGCTAGTCCTGCTGTACTTAGAACAGAAGAAGATTGTTATGCGACTTTAGCTAGCGGCATAGCTTTATTTGAAAATTCAGGTGCAAAAGTACCTGTATATAAGTGTGTAAAATTAGTGGAAGATAAAAATGCTACTTGAAGTTTTAATACTAGGTTTAGCTCTTATTGGTGTAATTACTATTGTTAATGAAGCAATGAAAGCTACTAGTGTTTATGAAATAAGTATCTTTAAACGATACTGGAACTATATGAATACTTGGCGAGAACACAGAAAAACTATAAAACAACTTAATAGCTTAACTGATAAAGAACTTAATGATATTGGTATTTCTCGTGCTGATATCGATCGCCTTGTGTGGCTTGGAGAAGATAAGACTATGCGTGGTCGTGGTGGAGAAAAAGAATGACAGTAGAAGAAATGGCTTCAACAATGTTTGATGAGTATTGTGACGGGGGGTTTGACTTCGACACTAGTATGACTTTTGACGAAATCTTTCGTAAAATCTATGTTGATGCAGTTACAGCAACAGTAGCAGTATATGAACCTGAAGAGGAACTTGAAGAATAATGTACTATGTTATTGGTAAAGATGATTGTCCTTGGTGTGATAAAGCTAAAGAAGAGCTTGATAAACCTGGAAATCCACCTTATGTATATAAAAATTTAAGCAAGCTATCAAAAACAAAAAGAGAGCAATGGAAAGACTTTATTAATAACGAACTAAGCAAAACTACTGTTCCCGTTGTAATTAAAGTAATTGGTGGTTTTACGGATTTAAAAGAGGAATTAGAAAATGAGTGAAGAAAAACCAAAAGTAACTATTAAAGGCAAAGAGTATTTAATTGAAGATTTAAACCAAAATCAACAATATATGGTCGCTATGCTAAGTAATTATGAAGCTAAGGCAAAGTCTATGCAAGATGAAGTTTTAGTGCTTCAAGCAGGTTGTGCAAAACTAATCGAAGACCTTGTGAAAGATATTGAAACTCCAAAAGATGACAGCTGATACTACTAATAATAAGAAACCTAAAGGTCGTCCTCGTGGAAGGGCGGCTAAAGTAAAACTTAAACACAACCCTAAAACTGCTTTTGAAGACCTTTTAAAAAAGTATAAAGAAGTAACTGACTGGGGTATTTTTGGCATAGATGATTTTACGATGGAAGTAATTAACAGGCTCTGGAATAATCCAGAAATTACTTTTCATGTTACAGATCTTAATGAAGATCGATTGTCTTATGCTAATAGGATTTACGGGCAGAGAAGCTTTTCTATGTATCGTTGGAATATTTACTCTCATCAAGGTTTTATAGAAACACCTTGTGTTGAAGTAATATTGTGTTCTAAACTTGTTTGGGAAGAAATAAGTAAACTTCCTAACCCTTACGATGTTGATCTTATACTTTTGGAAGAAATTTAAATGATTAGTACTGTTGAAACTTTTATTCCTAAAAATCAAAATAAAGACTATATGCTTGTTGATTTTGTTGAAATGAAAAAGACACATAACGCTGTAATGGCTGACATAATGGTGGTTAGTTATAAAGGCAAAACTTATGAACTGTTGTGGGATGACCACTATTCTTACTTTTCTGGAACTGTCAAAGGAGAGTTCGGCTTTATACCATAGGAGGGTACTATGCCTTTTAAAGCATTTTTTAAAGACCTTAAAGATGGTCTTATGGAAAACAAAAAACCTTTAGCTATCGGGCTAATTGTAGGAGTTGTTTTAGCTCACTTTGTTAGTTGAGTTAAAATAGTTTGAAGAGGGGGCGTTGGTACGCTAGTCTGAACTGGGACAATACAGTAAAGAGCCTAATTGTCTAGGTGTTGTAGGTTCGATTCCTACCTCCTCTTCTAATAACAAAGGAAAGATTATGAAAACTATTAAAAATCCAATGGCTAAAGACTTAAGAACACCTAAGTATAAGCCTCAAGTAATACCTAATAAAAAGAAATGTAATAAAGTTAAACACAAAAAGAGACTCTCTCAGAGCATACTGTAGCTGCCTTTAAGGTGGTTATGGTGTGTTCTGAGAGGGTCTTTTATTTTTTTTTTTTTTGAAAGAGTAGTCTTATGAAATGGATACTAATACTAATATCATACTGGGATGGAAATATATTAACTGTTGGCGATGGAGTATTTGAAAATCATATTGAATGCTTTGAAGCTAGAGAAAAGTTAGGAAAAGAAATGAGTGGTGAATCAGGGTATTTTCCTGTTAATTTACAAGCTATTTGTATGAGAATAGATGACGCTTAGCTTGTTTAACAATACCTGACGTTTAAGAATAACTTTGCTAGGTTCTACCTAAAAGAGATACTTAGGACTCACTACTGACATCTGAAAGTGAGTATCCTCATGACCCCCGATGATGTCCGTCTCATGGAGACATTAATTAACACTCTAGGACGGGGGTTATATCTCTTTTAGGTATCCTAGTGTAAGCATTCTTTAGGAGTTTAAAAATGAATTTTTCACAATTTCACTCGGAGCCTTTTTACTTAAAGGTTTCAAAAGGTAAGGTAAACGGTCACTCTTATATTCATAAGTTTGGTGCTGTTCCTGCTATGTCACAAAGCACTACAGGTACCATCTGGGATGTAAACGATACACTCTACCCGTGGTCTTCTTTTAATGTTGCTTCTAACTTAACTATCCCAGCGGTTAATGCTTCTGATGATGGTAAGACTATTATTATTCAAGGGTTAGACGCTAACTATAACTTTAAGTCACAGCAGGTAGTGCTTTCTAGTTCTGGTGCAGTGCAAACTACAGCTTTTATTCGTGTGTTTCGTGCTTATATTACAGATTCTACAGGTAATGTGGGTAATATTGACATTAACGTTTCTACTACTACTGTTGCTCGTATTACAGCGGGTAAAGGACAAACTCTGATGTCTGTTTACACTATTCCTGCAGGATTTACAGGTTACTTAGTGAGTACTAATGCTACTTGTGAAGCAGGTGCCGATGCTAGTGTAGATACTTTTACACGGTATTCTGGTGAAAATGCCTTCCGTGTTGCTCATAGTTTTGAGTTAACAGGCAACGGTGGACCCTACAACACAGAGTTTACAATTCCTCTTAAGTTAACTGAGAAAACAGACATTGATATGAGAGCAACAACACGCTCAAATAACGCTCGTATTACTTCTACTTTTGATATCTTGTTGAGTGATAACAGCTATATTCACATGGAAAAATAAATAATATTATTTAGAAAAACTAAATAATCTTTTTTAAATAAAAACAATGACTTATCTTAGTAATTTATTAAGTATTTGTAAATAATATAAAAAATTTTGAAAAGTTTTAATAACACATCATAAAGGAATTTAGTATGCCTGGAAATCCTAACCCAACAGTCAAAAAGATTGCTCCAGGGCCAGGACGTCCGAAAGGTTCTAAGAATATCAACTCTATGGCTTCAGTCCGTAAACTTGAAGAGCTTGGTTTTGACCCTATTGAACACATGGTCAAGAAGTACCATGAAATTCAAAAGCAGTTAGATAACTTAGAGTCTCTTGGAAAGTCTACGTCTGGTGCCTTTGCACAGTTGACAGCCACACAAGGCCAGCTAATTAATAATTTAATGGCTTATGGCTACAAGAAGATCCCTGATAAAATTGAACAAGAAGTTACTGAAAAAAAACCAATTAGTATTTTACTCACAGATAATGACAACAAGGATAAGAACCATGAGTAATTCAGATAATACTTGGCATTTATCTAAAAGTGTACCTATAACTTTTATTTTAGCCATTATACTTCAAACTTCAGGAATGGTGTGGTATGTATCAACGCTTGATTCAACTGTTGAAATTAATGCTCGTGATATTGCACGACATGAAATACGTATTGCAGAAATGGAAAAAACACAACAAGAATTAGCATTAATGAATGCTCGTATAGACGAAAATATTAAAGCAATTCGAGAAATGATGGAAGCTTCAAGACAGGAGACCTACTAATGCCAATTGTAAAAGGAAAAAAATACCCTTATACTAAAAAAGGAAAAATGGCTGCTAAGAAGGCTATGAAAAAGGCTACTAAGAAGAATAAATAAATGGTAGATCCTTTAACTGCTCTTAGTGTCGCCTCTGCTGCAGTTAGTCAAATGAGAACTTTAATAAGTGCAGGTAGAGATGCATCTTCTGCTATGTCTTCTTTTGCAGGGGCTTGGAGTGATATTAATTATGCTGAAGGTAGGGCTAAAAACCCGCCTTGGTATAAATCATTTTCAGGTAGTGCAGAAAAAGAAGCTTTGCAAATTTATACAGCAAAGAAAAAAATGCAAGAGATGAAAAAAGAAGTTGAGGCTATGATACAGTTTATGCACGGCCCTTCTGGTTTAGAAGAATATAAAGACACTATAAGACGAGTTAGAGAAGAACGTAGAAAACATGCCTATCGAAAACAAGAAATTAAGCAAGCAATTATTGATTGGACTCTTGGAACCATAATCACATTAATAGCTATGGCTATTTTCGGTGTAATAATTTACTTTATAGGTATGGGTCAAGGTAGATGGTAACTTGTGCTTTCATAATGGCACTCTATAATCAATCCTTTATAAATGGATTTTACAAAGCATGTTATTATGATTGTAATGAAAAGAACAGCATATGGTATGATAGACGTTATGTTGTAGATCCTGACTATTATTGTCCTATGGAGATTACAATTGAAAATAATAAAAAGAAAAAATAAATATATTTTTTATGATGACGATGGTAAGATTATAATAATTACTTGTGATAGAAAACTAGGTAAACGTTACATTTTAGGAGGTGAATATGGGGCGATCAAATCCAAAGCTATGGGAGAGAGCCAAAGCTAAAGCTAAAGCTAAAATGGGCGGTAGGCATTCTGCTAGGGCTATGCAACTAGCGGCTAAGATATATAAAGATTTAGGGGGAAAGTATACAGGCAGTAAGACTAAGGCACAGAAGTCTATGACTAAGTGGACTAAACAAGACTGGGGTACTAAGAGTGGTAAGAATAGTGTTCATGGTAAAAATGCTACTGGTGAGCGTTATCTTCCTAAAGCAGATCGTGACAAACTCACCAAGAAACAGTATGCCTCCACAACTCGAAAAAAGCGAGCTGATCTTAAGAAGGGAAAGCAGTTTAGTCAACAACCTAAAAAAGTCAAAAAGAAATTAGGAAGGAAAAAATAATGACATTAATTTCTCATCTTCCTTTGCCTACTATGCCTTTCCAGACTCATGTGAATACTGTATTCCATGACGCAGAAAATGGTAATCCTAAAGTAGAAGCAACAGAAAAAGCAATAGATAAAAAAGTAGAGAAGTATAAATATACAGACGCTTATATTTATCATCCTCATAATATGAATAAAGTTTACCCACAAAGACAAGGTGAAAATGTAGACTTTGTTGTAGCATAAGAGTTTAGTATGATAAAGTTACATGAGAAACAGTCAGAAGTTATTAGAGATTTATTTATAGACAAAGAGTGTCGTTATTCTGTTGTTAATGCTAGTCGTGGCTTTGGCAAGTCTTATCTTGCAGCTACAGCAGCTATTATAGCAGTACAAGAATTAATGGATTTAGACGAAGAGGTTCCTAACAAGAACGTAGCTCTTATTGCACCTACTTATAGTCAAGCAGTAGATATTTATTATCCACTGATAGCTTGGCAGTTAGGTATGGAAGACTTTGCTGATAAGGCTTCTAAAGCAGCAGGACAATTTTGGTTTCCCAATAATGTTCAGCTTAAGTTATGGTCTTACGAAGCATCTCAGCGTATGCGGGGTACTGGTCAGTACTTTGTAGTAGCCGATGAGGTTACATCGTGGAGAGGCGCAGGAATGAACCTTAAAGAGTCTTGGGAGTCTATTATACAACCTTGTGTTGCTACTCGTTGGTCTCCAATGAATGCTAAAAAGTTTAATGCTAATGCTGGTCGAGCACTTATTATTAGTACTCCTAGCGGCTATGATTACTTTTATGAAATGTACAACAGACAAGATTCAGACAGTGATTGGAAAAGCTATACCTATACTTATCAAGATTCACCTTTTCTTGACGAAGAAGAGATTGAAAGAATTAAACTAACACTTGATCCCTTAAAGTTTGCCAGAGAGTATACGGCTTCCTTCGAAGACTCTGGTAATAATGTATTCTATACATTTAACCGAAAGGAACATATGGACAATTCTTTACCTTATTTTGATGATGGTGAAGACGTTCATGTCGCTATAGACTTTAACGTAGGCATCATGGCCTCTGTTATTTTTGCTCTACGTGGAAATCAGATACACATTATAGATGAGATGCAAGGACATCCCGATACTGAGACGCTGGCTAGGGCTTTAGCTGACAAGTATAAGGGGCATCGGATTATCTCTTACCCTGACCCTGCTGGCAAAGCTCGCAAGAGTAGTGCTGCTGTAGGTACAACGGACTTTTCTATACTTCAAGGTAACGGTATTGTAACAAGAGCACACTCCAAAGCGCCTCCTATTATTGACTCTGTAGCAGCAGTAAACAAGAAATTTAAAAATGCGAATGGTGATATTGATATGTTAGTGCATCCTAAGTGTGTTAACACTATTAAGTCTATAGAAAGAACACAATGGGTTGAATCAAACCCTGATTCAGCTACAATCGATAAAAAAGAGGGTGTAGAACACTGGACAGATGCTTTAAGATATGCTGTCGAGTATCTTTACCCTATTCGTGCTGGTACTAAAACTACTACACGAGGTTTTGGATTTTAAGTATTAAGAAGTAGTGCGTTGATTTTAATTACCCATCTGAGGATCGGTAGAAAGGAAATAAAATGCCACGTTCAAAGATTACATCACAGTCAAAAGATATTATATCCGATGACGGTTCTGTGTTGGTATCTCTTGTAGAAGGAGAACAAACACGACTTGAAGTGACTCTAAATTGGCTTACTAACTTATCAGGTTACACAATTTTGTCTAAAGTAGTTGAAGCCGATAATGTACAAGGTTCGGGTACAATACCCGCTACTGCTTCTAGTACTCCAACAGTTACTTCCTTAACAATTATAGACAGTACCCCAACAGACAATAAATTTGAAATAGTTCTCCCTAGTGATCTTATCGATAACTGGGATACTTATCCTATTCCTGATAAACCAGTTTTCGGTTTTATTGATCTCGAGGTCGCAGACACTGGTGTCGGTACTAATCAACAAATTTGGAAACCTCTTCGCGGGGTTGTTGAAGTAAGATACTCACCAACGGAGGTTTCATAATGACTTATAGAGTAAGTTTAAGCAATAACAAACTTGCAGTAAGCTTGTCACGTACAGGTGGGCAAGGTTCAAAAGGTGACTCTGTAACTAATGCTTACATTGATAGTAACGGTGATTTTCACGTTGTTATCTCTAATGCAGCAGGAGAACAAGTTTCAGATACTAACCTTGGTGGTGCTAACATTATTAGCCAAGCCATTACTGCTGCTACTAACGCTGAAACAGCGCTAGACACTTTTGACGATCGTTTCTTAGGTGCTAAGGCTTCTGCTCCTTCTGTTGACAATGACGGAGATGCACTACTAACAGGTGCTTTGTACTTTGATACAACTACTTCTCAGCTAGGTATTTACAATGGCACTGCTTGGGAATATCCTGCACAAGAAGCACAAACAAGTGCAGATAGTGCTGCTAATAGTTTGTCTCAAATTAATACACAAGTTACAGATGCTGCTAACTATGCAACTAGTGCAAATAACTCTGCTACAGCGGCAGCAACTTCTGCAACTAGCGCGGCTACAAGTGCTAGCGATGCAGCTACAAGCGCCACTAACGCAGCTACTTCTGAAACTAATGCAAGTACTTCTGAAACTAACGCAGCAACTTCTGAAACTAATGCAGCTACTTCAGAAACTAATGCAGGTAACTCTGCTACAGCAGCAGCTACAAGTGCTACTAGTGCAAGTAATAGTGCTACTACTGCAACAACAAAAGCTTCAGAAGCCGAAGGATTTCGTGATGAAGCTGAAGGTCATAAAGACTCTGCAGCTACTTCTGCGTCTTCTGCTTTATCTTATCGTAACTCTGCTAACACAGCAGCAACTAACGCAGCGGCATCTGCAAGCGCAGCTTCTAATTCAGAAGCAAATGCGCTTATTAGTAAAAACTCAGCGGCTACTTCTGAAAGTAATGCAAGCACTTATGCAAGTTCTGCTTCAACAAGCGCAAATAATGCAGCAACTAGCGAAACAAACGCTGCAATAAGTGCAAATAACGCAGCTTCAAGTGCTTCTAGCGCTTCTACGACTTTAGCATCTATTCAAACAGTTTTTGATAATTTTGATGATCGCTTTTTAGGAACTAAAACAGCAGATCCTACTGTTGACAACGATGGTAATGCTCTTGTTGAAGGCGCTATGTACTATGATAGTGTTAACGATGTTATCAAGTTTTATAATGGTACTTCTTGGGAAGCACCTTCTGTAGCGGCAAGTAACTCTGCTAGTGCAGCGTCTACTAGCGCTTCTAACGCAGCTTCAAGCGCAACAGCAGCAGCTAACAGCGCTACTGCAGCCGCCTCTAGTGCAACAACAGCTTATAATAATAAGGTAGATGCAGAAACCGCTTTAGATAACTTTGAAGACAAATTCTTTGGTGCTTTGACTTCAGACCCTAATAATGATTTAGATGGTGATCCTCTTACTGCAGGTGCTATGTACTTTAACACGACAACTAACGTGTTAAGAATTTATAGTGGCAGTGCTTGGGTTAATGCAATTACAGAAGTTGTTGATGACACTACACCACAGCTAGGTGGTAATTTAGACGTTAATGGTAACAGCATTGTTTCTGCTTCTGGCGTTGATATTAACATTACTCCAGGTGGTGGTGGTGCCGCAGTTGTTATTTCAGGTTTAGATTACCCTTCAACAGATGGTACTGCAGGTCAATTTCTTAAAACAGACGGTGCAGGTAATTTGTCTTTTGATACTGTATCAACTGATCTTGTAGCGGATACTACGCCACAACTAGGTGGTAACTTAGACCTTAACGGTAATCAAATTACAGAATCTACTAACGGAACTATGGTTGTTCTTGACAGAACTACTTCTAATGGTCTTGCTTTAGAAATCAAAGACGATGGTAACTCTGTAGGTGGTATTGGTGTTGATACTGATTTCTTAACAATCGGCATGGGCGATTCTGGCATGTTGTTTGGCGGCGGTGGTTCCTCTATTATGCCATATAGGTTGGATACTGGCGCACCAACAAGTAATATTATTTCTTTAGGTAATCCTTCTTATAAATGGAGAGATCTATATCTTTCAGGTAGTTTGTATGTCGATGGTACAGTAGACGGTCGTGATGTTGCTACTGATGGTACTAAGCTAGACGGTATTGCAGCTAGTGCAACTGCCAACCCAAATGCTATTGATAATGTTGTAGAGGATACCACACCACAACTAGGTGGTAACTTAGACCTTAACAGCAGTGATGTTACTGGTGCGGGTAATGTAAATATTACAGGTACTATTACAGCTACCTCTTTCTCTGGCGATGGTTCTAGTTTATCAGGCATTAACACTGATCTTGTTTCAGACACTACTCCTCAACTTGGTGGAACACTTGATACTAATGGTAACTTAATTCAGTTTGGGGATAGCAGTAGTTCAACAAATAATAGACTACAATTAGGTGCTTCCCAAGACCTAGAAATTTATCACGATGGTACTCAAAGTGTAATTGATAGTAATTTAAGTAATGCTTATTTAAATATTATATCAGGAGGTGGTTTTTCACTTAAAACTACGGGCGGTACAAATTCTATTGTTGGTTTTCAGAGTGGCGGAGTTTCACTATATACTAATGGTAATCTTAAACTCGCCACTACCACTACAGGGGTTCAAGTTACAGGTGACATTACGGTCTCAGGTACAGTAGATGGCGTTGACATTGCCACCCGTGATGCAGTGCTTACATCAACAACCACTACTGCAAATGCTGCAATGCCAAAAGCTGGCGGGACTTTCACGGGTGATGTCACGTTTACAGGCGCTTCTTATAATGCGTTTTGGGATACGTCTGATAGCTCTTTAGTATTTAATGCTAATGCGTTTGCAAAATTTGGTAGTAATGGTTTTAACATTAAACATAACGGTGCTAATGCTTACATAGGAAACGATACTGGAAATATTTTCTTTACTAATAATGCAAACGATAAAGATATTATCTTCCAATCTGATAGTGGCTCAGGTGGTACTGCTAACTACATTGTTGCTGATGGAGCAACGGGTGAAGTTCAGCTATATCATTATGGATCAGAAAAGCTCGCAACCAAAAGCACAGGCATTGATGTAACGGGAAGAATTGATACCAGCGGCACGGCTATCAGCTTCAACACAGCCGCTGGCGGGGGCATTAGCTTTGGTAATGGTTATTTTCCAACCGTTTTCAACGCAACCCCAAACAATGCCAAGCTGTATTTGCAAAATGACGCCAGCAACAAACAGGTTTTCTATGCAAATACTACGGGTATGCTTGTAGGGAATGGCTCAAGCCCATCAGAAAAGCTGGACGTACAAGGTAATATTGCAGTTACAGGCACCGTAGATGGCGTGGACATTGCCACAAACATTCCATCCACGCTGGGTACGGCTGGTCAGGTTCTCACAGTAAACGCTGGTGCAACGGCTGGCGAATGGGCAAGTGTTAGTGCTGATTTGGTAAATGACACCTCCCCTCAACTTGGTGGGCATCTTGATTCCAATGGTTATGACATTGAGCTACAGTCGAATGACTTTCTTATACTAGGTGATAACGGTGAATTTCGTATTGGTCACTCAGGAACGAGTCCTGGTTTTGCAAGCCTTTCAAACACTGCTGGCAACACGGACATAACTACGTGGAATTCAACTAGTAGTACTAGAATTAAAGGCCCGATAACTAGTGGAATGGGCGAATATATTGTCGCATCAAACGCAAATAAAAGAGTTCAGTTGTATTATGACGGTGGTTTAAAGTTTGTTACAACTAGTTCAGGCATTCAAACAACAGGTACGGTAAACGTAAACAATGCCTACACCCTGCCCACATCAGACGGAACAAATGGACAGGTTCTTACCACAGACGGTTCTGGTGCTGTTACGTTTGCGGATGCTGGTGGTATTTTAGAGCTTTATGATGAAAACCCTTCTTCTCCAACAGCAAATACTATTACAGGTACAAATGCTGTTGCTATTGGTGATGGTGTTTCGGCAACAGGGCAAAATGCTGTTGCTATTGGTGATAATGTTACGGCATCTGGCCAAAATTCTTTTGTTACTGGCAGAAGTAATACTGCGTCAGCTTTGTACTCTTTTGCAGGGGGTCTATCTAGCACTGCATCAGGCGATTACTCTTTTGTGTATGGTAATAGCAATACTGTTGCTGGAAACAGTTCTATTGGTATTCACGGTGATACGGCTAGTGCAGCTGCAAATTCTGTAGCTATAGGTAATGGCTCATCAACGCAAAATTCTGGCGCTATTGCGCTAGGTAATTCTCGTGCTGCAGGAATTGATGGTTTTGCTGCTGCTATTGGTAACAACAGTAGTAGCTATGGTACAACAAATGCATACTCAGTAGCTATTGGGCGTTTAGCTCTTGCTTCTGGTACACAAGCTGTTGCACTTAACAATTCTACTGCATCAGGCAATTGGTCTTTTGCTGCATCACCATCAGCAACAGCTTCTGGCAGTTATTCTGTTGCCCTTGGTTATGCAACTTCGGCTTCAGCGCTTTGCGCTACGGCAATGGGCAGTAGTTCTAATGGGCTTGGTGCTCAAACTTCTGGTTCTGGTGCAGTAGCCCTTGGTGGCGCTTATGCTTCGGGAACAGACAGCTTCGCAGCAGCTATAGGTAATAACTCAAGCTCTTATGGTGCAAAAGCTACGGGTGCCATTGCGATGGGGCCACTTGCTAAAACAAATACAAATACTGGTTCGGTTGCGATAGGTAATGGTGCATTTGCACACGGATCATCTGGCGTTGCTTTAGGTGCTTCTTATTGTGGTGGCATACATGGTTTTGCGGCTGGTATAGCCAATGCAAGCACAAATTTTGGTGCTACTGGTTACAACTCTATTGCTATGGGTCGACAAGCTAAATCAGCGGGAAGTTATAGTATTTCGTTAGGTGATAGTACAGAAGCTGGTGGTAATTATTCCGTTGCAATAGGTCATCTTTCTAATGCTAATGCAGAAGAGTCAATGGCCCTAGGAAAAGGATCAAAGGCAACAATATATGGTCAGTTAGCATTTATGTCAGGCTATTTTAGTGGGCAAGGAGATGCACAAACAAGCATATTTGTTTTGCGTTCTGATACTACAGATGCAACTGCAGAAGCCTTAACAACTGATAATAGTACTGCATCTACAGACAACCAAATTATATTGAAAAACAACAGTGCTTACTTCTTTAGCGGAACTTGTGTAGCTCGTGAAAGTGCTGCAAATGGTACAGACATGGGTGCTTGGGAGTTTAAAGGTGCTATTCGTAGAGAAGCCAATGCGGGTACAACAACGCTAGTTAGCTCAACTATTGATGAGTTCTCAGCACCTACAGGGTGGTCTATTGACTTAGTCGCAGACACTACTAATGGTGGTCTTAAAATTGAAGTTACAGGCGCAGCCTCAACAAATATTCGTTGGGTTGCAACTGTTAATACATCGGAGGTTACATACGCATAATGGGCGCTATTAATTTAAAACACACAGGCGGTGGCTCTGATGTAACACTTTCATCAGATGGTACGAGCCTACTCTTAGACGGTACTGAGGTTGGTGGTGGATTAGAGCTTTACGCTGAAAACCTAAACAGCCCGACTGCTCCAAGTGCTACTGGCAATAATGCTGTGGCTATAGGAGACAATAGCACGGCTAGTGGCTCAAACTCTTTTGCGTTTGGCACTCTTTCAGTTGCAAGTGCGGATACTACGTTTGCGGCGGGATATGATGCCGTATCCAGCGGTGGTCAATCTTTTGCATTCGGTGATAACGTAAATGCTACAGGGCAGTTTTCATTTTGCACGGGTGGTGGAAACGCAACAGCGTCAGGACAAAGTTCAATCGCTATGGGTTATGGGGCAAACGCCTCTCAGTTTAACGCTGTATCAATAGCCCGAAACACTGATGCAACTGGGCAAGGCTCTCTTGCAATAGGTTACAATGCTCAAGCAATATCAGGCGCCAATGCAACTGCTCTTACTAACTCCTACGCATCAGGATCAAACAGCTTTGCTGCAGCTATAGCAACTAACTCCTCTAGCTACGGTGCGACTGGTGCTAATAGTATTGCGATGGGGTATCAGGCGAAGGCAACTGGCGATGATAGTATTGCTATAGGGGAAATTTCTAGGGCGTTTGGAACTTATAGACCTTTAGCTGTTGGTTTTCAGGCATATGCTTTGCAGAGTTATAGTACTGCTATAGGCTCATACGCCCAAGCAGATGCACCTAATGCCACGGCTTTAGGTAGTAGTGCTACAGCTAACGGTGATTACTCTATAGCTATAGGTGATGCTATCGCAGATGCTTATTTTTCGGTAGCTATAGGGAAAAGTGCAGATACTAACGGCATAAGAGGAAAGTATGCTTTTGCTTGTAATGATTTCAGCAACTCTGGCGATGCTCAAACAGGAACTTATGTTTTACGTTCAGATACAACAAATGCTACTGCAGAGGCACTTACAACTAATAACGGCACCGCATCAACTGACAACCAAGTTATCCTACCCAACAACTCTGTTTATGGCTTTACAGGAACAGTTATCGCTCGTGAAGATAGCTCAAGTACTAATGACTTTGCTGTTTGGGAAGTTAAAGGTGGTGCAGTTAGAGCAGCAAATGCTTCTACAACTACTTTAGGTTCTTATAACATTAACGTAATTAGCAAATCAACTGGTGCTGCTAACTGGGATATTGCTCTGTCAGCAGACACAACAAATGGTGCTGTTGCTATTACAGTAACAGGAGAAGCTTCTCATAATATTAGATGGGTAGCTACAATTAACACAACGGAGGTGACTTACTAATGGGATCAATTAATTTTGATAACACTGGTTCAGGTAATGACATTACGCTTTCCAGTGACGGTACAAGCCTCCTTCTTGGTGGTACAGTTATTGGTGGTTCACCTGATCTTTATGCAGATAACTACGATGGTACGTCTACTAAGCCTAGTGCTACTGGCACGAATGCTGTGGCGATTGGGCGGCTGGCAGACACTTCAGGCGCTAATGCAATCGGGATTGGCAATTTCGCCAAAGCTGCTGGTGCACAAAGTGTAGTTGTCGGCTATCAGCCAAATAACAGTCCTACAGGTGAAGGAGCCGCTGCGTTTGGATATAATTCGTATGCAGCGGCACCTTACAGTTCGGCAATAGGGCCATATTCTGTGACTGCGGGATCAAACAACTTTCCTGCTGCGATTGGTAACTCTTACGCTTCTGGTACAAACAGCTTCGCAGCAGCTATAGGCAATAACACCTCTACCTACGGTGCTGTCAACACTAATGCTATTGCGATTGGAAATCAGGCAAAGGCAAACGGAAGTAATGCCTTGGCCTTTGGCGGTTGGCAAAACTTAGCAACAAACAGTTATGCTGTTGCTTTAGGTGGTTACGATAATCATGCTACAGGTATAGCGGCTGTTTCTATAGGCGGCTATCAGGGCAATCGTGCTTCTGGTAATGCTTCTTTTTGTATTGGTGGTTATCAGTCTTGGAACATAGCAAGTGATGATAATTCGTTTGCTATGGGAGAAGGTGCCAAATCTGCCGTCAAAGGTAAACTTGCGTATGCTGGGGGCGCTTTTGCTGCTGTCGGTGATGCACAAGGTGGTCAGTTTATTCTTCGTGCAGATACTACAGACGCAACGGCAACTGTTCTTACAACTAACAACAGTACAGCAGCAGCAACTAACCAAATCGTAGCAGCCAGTGATACTTGCATTACCTTTGATGGTACAATTACTGCTATGCAAAACGGTGCACAAGCCTATGCCTCATGGAAGATTGAAGGTTTGCTGGTGAATGACGGTGGCACAACTACACTCGTAAACAGTGCCACCACAGTATTTCAAAAGCAAATGGGCGGGGGGGGGGTCCTCCCGCAGGATAATACATACATGCCCTTGCTAAT